AAATGCATCCAGCTTCTAAGCGAACCTTTCATATAAATCCTAGAGTTTGTCATTCCTTCAGGTAACAATGCCCTTGCAACCTCTTTTGCTACGCCTAAATCAACAGCGGAAGAATACAGTCCTAGCACTACATCTCTCATTTTAGACTGTAGTTGAACCCACTTATAAATAATGCTTTCATCTTCTGTCTCTATAGAGTTCTGCCTATTTTTATAGTCTTGCAATCTAGTTTCTCGAAAAGAAAGATCCAACCCCTCAAGTATAGGGTTACTATATCTTTGGGAAAACTCTTGGAATGAAAAACTTCTGTGTCTAATGAGTTGTCTAGATATATCTCTAGGGCATTCTATTTCCATGCAGAGATCAACCATTTCAAATGGACTCCAATGCCCATGCTTCTTTAAATAGTTCCAAAGTTTATTAATATTTTTACCTTCTTCCTGAGACTTTGGATTACTGACTCTTGCACAATAAACAACTAAATCTTTTAAAGACTCGCCGTTTACTCCTACAGTACTGCTTATTAATTTAACCTTCACAACTAAGGCATCCTTCATCTTCTAAATTAATTCTAGGTATTTTAACATTTACGTTTTCTGTGTTCCTAGCCGCATTAGAGCGCAAGTAGTACAAAGACTTCAGCTTGTTGGCTCCAACCCAATGTACATTATTAACGTACTCCAGAAACTCATCGTGTACTTCTTGCTCATCTGTAGCTGATGGAGGGCTAAAAAATAAGTTAACGCTTTGACTTTGACATACATATTTCTGTCTCTGATATGCATGTTCTACACACCATATCTGATTTATTTCAGGAGCAGTTTTAAATATTTCTTTTTCTTTTTCAGTTAACTCTGGTATGTTTTCTACAGAGCCATCTGAAGCGGCTATGTTTTTCCAGGTTTCTTCTTTATCAATACCTTTCTTTCTCAAAAGCTTTTTAAGATATTTATTTTTTACTTTGTAAGATCCTGTTAAAGTTTTGTGCGTAAATACATTAGCCCTGAATGGCTCAATAGAAGGACTCGTTCCACCACAAATAATACTGCTAGAAGCGTTAGGGGCAATAGCGAGGAGATGAGAATTGCGAAGCCCACTAGAGCACATATCAGGTGCTTCACCACGAAATTCAGCAAGTACTTTAGAAGCTGTAGTGGCTCCTTCTTTAATGAATTTAAAAGCTCTGTTATTGAACGAGGAGGCGTACATACCTTCAAAAGATATGTTATTGCGCTGTAGATAAGCATGAAAGCCCATCGCCCCAAGACCAACTGCACGTTCTCTATATGCTGAATAAGCGGCTTTTGCATATCCTTTTTTATCCTCTTTAACATATGGCATGAATTCATCTAAACTTTGTGGCGGCGTTCCTGTTGGAGGCTCAAGAGAAAGCCCTTCTTTTATTACAGAATCAATAAAATGTTGTAATATATTATCCAACATAGTTATTAAATCGCTAATAAAAAATTCCGACTCTTTCCATTCATTGAAGTATTCTAAATTTACACTAGATAAGCAACACACTGCCGTTCTTTCTTCACTGGTAGGTAATGTTATTTCAGAACAGAGATTGCTTTGGCGTACATGAAGACCTAGATTTTTTTGATAATCATTTAAAGCATCATTACAATTATCAATATTAACTATGTAAGGTTCGCCTGTCTCTGCTCTAGTGTGTATAAGACTGAACCAAAGATCTCTTGCCGATATGATTTTAACTGCTTGCTTTGTTTTAGGATCAATCAATCTCCAATCATCATCTTCTTTAACTGCCTTTAAGAAATCGTTGGTGATGTTTATTCCGTTGTGCAAGTTTAAACATTTTCTATTGAGGTCACCTCCAGTTGTTTTTCTCATTGAGATAAACTCTTCTACTTCAGGATGGGATATATCTAGATAAGCGGCGTAGCTTCCTCTTCTAGTTACCCCTTGGTTAAAAGCCAACATTTGGGAATCAACAACATGCATGAAAGGTATTGTCCCTGTAGACTGAGATCCGTTAGACGTAGCTACTCCATTACTTCTAACTTCTCCCCAGTATCCTCCAAGGCCTCCTCCTGAACTAGCTAACCAAATGTTTTCATCGTAATGATCACTCAATCCTGTTCTAGAATCAGGAACATAATTAAGAAAACAAGAGATGGGAAGTCCTCTGCTAGTGCCTCCGTTAGATAATATAGGAGTACTAAACATAAACCAGTTCTGGCTGGCATAGTCATACAGTCTTTGTGCTAACTCATAATCAGTATTGCTATGACTGCCGAAAGTGGCACTGAATACAGCCGCCCTTGCATAAGCTTCTTGGGCATGTGTTTCATCTTCCCAGAAATATCTATCTTTTAATGTTTCGCTAGAAAAAGTGTCAAGCAAACTTTCCCTATCATAGTCTATCTTTATCCCTAGGTAATCTTGTACTCCTATTTTCTCTGAGATCATCCTCATCATCCTTTATTTTTAACTGTTCTTTTCTGTATCGTTTAGTTTTTGCTTTATTTTTTTTATGAAACTTACTTCTGCGCTCTTGTTTTTTATCCCAATACATTAGGATCTCTGACTTCCGTCAGTCCTCCTCTACTGTTTCAATAAGGCGATCTAAATACCATCGAGCCTTTTTAAGGTCTTCTATTGGGTTAGTTTTGTACTTCCAACGGTGGAGGTACTTGAGGACTGAACCTTCGTAGTAAACCGTTATCCCTGTTTCACCAAGCTGCTGCTTGATGTAGTCAATAGCCTCTACTTGACCATTGTTGTAATGCTTAGGTTTGTTTACAGAATCAAACACAGGATCTCCTTTGTGTTTTGGAATTTTATAATCATCATACTGCTCAGAAATTTCAAGCTTATTAACTGCCCTATTCCATTCCGTTGGTGTGACTTTATCTATACTCATTCTATCTCCAAGTCTAGTTTATCATTTATGATTTTAGATTTAACGTCGATCCAATCATCAGGTATACTATCTTCGCTATACCATATAAATTCATTTTTAGTTGCCCATTCTCCATGACTTCTTTTAGTACCATCTTTTCTTCTCTTAGCACCTGGCATGGGGGCAGACGGGTTGGCAAATAAAAATACTAATTCATAATCAAGAGGAAGGTTTTTCTTAATCCATAAATATTTACTATACTCAGCATGATCCCAGAACCTTCCTTTCGATTCTAGTAATATAGTCTTTCCTTTTATTACTCTAACAAAGTCTGGCTCATAGCTATGCTCTACTGTATATTTAATCTTTTCAGAGTGATGTTTCCAGTCTTTAAGAATAGATTCATGTAATACAGCTTCCCAGATCGAGTCATACCCTTTGTATCTAACATAAGGTCTTTTGACTCTAGGTTTTCTTTTAGGTTTAACCTTTACCTTTTTCTTTGTGCTAATTCTAAATCTCTCATTGTTATTTGGTTTAGGTCATAGCCTTTCTTGAAAAGCCTTTTCGTATTTATTATTGCCCATCGTTTAGTATAAAAACTTATCCTGTCACCAGTGTTCATTGAGATATGTCCATCGACAGGAAGGTAATCATTAAGATTACGAGGGTTAATTTTGTCTTTATCTTCTTCAGGAGTTAAGCTAAGTACCCACTCATAGAGAATATCTTTAGCGCGAGATCTTATTTTTTTGTAAACTTTTCTATTCAAGCTACCTCCTCAACCCTAGGCATCTTTTCAACTTTAGTAAGATACACAGGGCCTCTTGAATACATAAAAGTTCTGAGGCCTTTGCCTTCGTTAGCGTCTGAAAAGCATTCGTATTTGTAGGGACAGTAGTAACAGTTTTTATTAATCTTTAAGTTACCGCTTTTCCCATCTGGCTCTTCATTGTAGCAACGAGGTGGAGGGGTGTCAACAGAGAGAAGCTTCTTCGTATTTGCTATCTTAGTTTTAATATTAATCTTATCTAATTCTTCAGGAACATAGAGTGCTAACTCTCCTGACTCTTTGTTTATTGCTAAGAATCCACCTTGGTCTGTACCTTCAGCCTCCTCATAACCACAAAGCTGGGCTATATAACCAAAAGGATCATTTTCTGCTAGTGTTCCGTTACTAAACTTTTGGAACGCTCTCCCAGAGGAAGTTTTAACATCGACAACTTCCCCGTTAATCTTGCAATCCATATGGCCTTTTATGCCATCTACTTCAACTTCTTTCTGTTCATCAGTAACCTCATGCCCTGCTATTTTCACTAACAATAAAAGCAGTTCTTCTAGTATGTGGCCATACAAAAACTTTATAAGTAAAGATGAAGAAGGTTTATTTTTATCTTTAGTATCTCTCTGCTCGTACCAAAGCTGCCTAGAAGGTTTACCTATGTTACTCATTCGTAAACCTTTATTTTGTTTCTTTGGAGTTGCCCAATGGATTAACGCCTCTGCAACTTTATCACCGAAGTCTGCCGCCATTGTCTCAGGTATATCTAAATTTTTTCCTTCAGCTATACAATTAATTTTTGAATATATATCTTCTACTACTGTGTTTAATTTATCCAAGGTATTCTATTGCCCTTTTTAAAGTTTGTTTGTTGTCATCAAAAGCCCCTAAACCTCTATTACATTTATGGCATAACCAGCCTCTAAAGCTTTGTGTTTCGTG